AATGAAGATGTGGCTCCGAAGTTTGAGGTACTCTTCATCGACGAGGCACAAGATCTTAGCCCACTTCAATGGCGAATGGTGCGAGCCATCTGGTGCAGATCTGACAAGACTTACATCGCGGGTGATGATGACCAGGCTATATTCAAATGGGCGGGAGCGGACGTTGATCATTTCATCGCGCTCAAAGATGAAGTCGATTCTATTCGAACTCTAGATCAATCGTATCGTATTCCTGGTGGACCTATACATGAGCTATCACAAAGCATAATTGACAGAGTCAATAATAGGTACGAAAAGACTTATAAACCGCGAGATTCTGTAGGTAAATTGAATAGGTATTCAGACATTACACAGGTCGATATGTCTACAGGTCAGTGGTTGAT